TAGAGAAAAAAGGATCATTCTTTCATAGATCTGTTTTAACATGTTTAGGGAGTGGACCTGTATTTGCTTTAAATCTAAGATCACTTAACAATACCGTAGATACTAACGGAGATCCTGATTACGCTGCTGGTGCTGACGTTGCTAGATATCGTGCTTTCTCTATGGATTCAGAAGAGCAAAATGGTGCTAATGCAACAGGAGCATATTCAGATCCTTTGACAAATCAGGATAAATTAGTTTCTTCTTATTACAACAAAGAGAAATTCTGGTTCCCAGACACTAATTATTTCTTAGCAACTGAAGATTCTGCTGGTGCACAACCAGATACAAGAAAATTATTCAGCCTTGTTAACTTAGGTCAAAATCCAGTAAGTATTATAGTAAGAAAATCTTTAGATTCTAGATTTCCTTTAAGAGGATTTGATATTACAGCTAGAGAATATTTTGGAGCTGATAATGTACCTTCTTATATGAATCAATACGATTATCTTTCAGATTGGTTTATTGATGTAATCGTAATTAGTGGAAATTGGACCGATTATCAAGCTTTAGCTAATGACCCAGTTTATAACACATATTTCACTTCTAAAGGATTTATTAAATCACAAATAGATAATTTCTTATCACAAAATGGAGTTAATACTTTATTAACTGTTACTGGTACTATTATTCCTAACTTTACAGACCAAAACGGTACTCTTAGATACATTCAGACATTAATTAACAACCAAACACCAACTACTGGTATATTCTGTGCAGTTAATGAAGAAGCTTTAGATGATTTATTAGTAAACTCTTCAGTTTTTGATCTAGTTGGTCATCACTTAGTTGATGAAACTACTCCTGATGCTGATATCACTTCAGTTCCTAGGAATTTAAATTTCTTATCTTATAGCCAAAATCTATTTGCAGATTACACTTACGATAGAAATGTAGACGGTTCTACTACAGGTACAGAGATTTCTGATTCTGGAGTTTCTCCTTCTACTGGCTTTGATATATTACCAGAAACTGGTACATTATTAATAGATACTAACTACAATGTTATAGGAGACGCTGGAATACCTTTCACTGAATTTGATACATATTCTACTACTGCTAGAGATGGGGGATCTATTTATTTAGATACTAAATTTCAAAACCCAACTCTACACGATACACAAATTACAACTTTAACACAATTCTTAGATACTACGCCAGATTCACCTGCTGAAAGATGGGTATTAGGTAAAGTTACATCTACCTTACCAACAGCTGGTTATTTAGGATTCTACGTTGGTGACTTAGTTAAGATTAAGGTAACTGAAGCTAAATTTATTACTAATAACACTTTACCAACAGGTCTAAAACAACAGGTAAGAATCAGAATGAATCACCCTTTAGTTGGTTCTACTGCTTCTACAACATATGTTGAACCTTGGTACGAAACAAATAAAAGTACAGTGGATGCTTACCAGATTGGTACTCCAGATTACTTTGATAATGATGATGTTTTCTTCTCACCAGATATCCCAGTAGGTACAGATAGCTATTTAGCTTATGAAAACTCTCTTATGTACAGAGACTGGACTAAGGGAAATATTGGAGATGGTGATCAAGACTGGAAAGATGATACTGGATCTCTTAAACAATACTTAAAATTTGAAGTAAATGTAGATAGAGACGGTTATAAAATCCTAGTCTGTAGAGCGTTTTCAGAGGATACCCTCACAACTCCTGAAGCAATTGAAGGATTTGGCGATACTTTTATTAGTTCTTTACCTACTGGTACTAATGCAGTTGGAACATACCAATTTAATATCGTTTCAACAACAGGTAACATTAGTGATTATATTGATATTGTTACTCAATTACAGCCTAACGTTATTGAATTAACTACAGCAATTGCTAATTCTTCAGGAATTAAAGTGGGAGATCTATTAGTTTCTACTGACACTCAAATTTACGATAATCCATTAACTGAGAATCTTCAGTCAAGATTAACTAGAGTACTTGAGGTTAAAACAGTATCTTCTGCTTCTTCCCCTGGTATTTACACAGTACAAGTTAAAACTGAAAGACCTATTAAATTGTATCCAGGTACAACAACAAGAGTTTTGAGCTTTAAAAATATACAAGAATTTGTTACATCTTTCAATTTCACTTATCTACCAGGAGCTCAGATTAAAGCTGCTTCTGTACCAAACGGAACAGATACAAGAATGAATGAGATCTTGGACGTACTTTCTAATACAAACTTAGCAAGAACATTAGCTGATACTGACGTAATCACATTCAGATACATCGTAGATACATTCGACGGAGGTATTCAACCAAACTGTAAATTCCAACTTACTAGACTTGCTAAAAACAGACAAAAATGTTTAGCAATTTGTAATGTGCCTTCAATGAAGAAATTCTCTGATTCTATTGATCCTAGATTTACTTCAGCACCTACAGCAACAGATCCAGCTCCAATTTTACAAGCTAGATATATTGCAGACGGAGGTAACTTAAGTTTGAATCCTTCATTCACGTTCTCTTTACCTGATGAAGACTTAGGAGCAAAATTCTCAGGATTCTTCTCTCCTTTCTTAACAATCAGAGAGAATGGTAAGAACTTAAACGTTCCACCATCAGCATACGTTTCTAACAACTTCATTCGTAAATTTATTACAGGTGAACCTTATTCAATCGTAGCTGGTCTTAAAAGAGGTATTATCTCTGCTGGTAACTTAGTTGGTCTTGAGTATGATTTCGATATTGAAGATAGAGAATACTTAGAGCCATTCGGTATCAATCCAATCATCAGAAAAAGAGGTGTTGGTATTGTTATCTACGGTAACCAAACAAGCTACCAAAGAACTAACTCAGCATTTAATAACTTACACGTTAGAGACTTATTAATCACTATTGAATCTGCAATAGAGCAAATACTTTCTAACTATGTGTTTGATTTTAACGAAGACAATGTAAGACTTGAAATTAAAACATTAGTAGACAATTATTTAACTGGAGTAAGATCTGTTGGAGGTATTTATAACTACTTATCTATTATGGACTCTTCTAATAATACACCTGCAATCATTGATCAAAATATTGGTATTATTGACGTAATTATTGAACCTGCAAGAGGTATTCATAAGTTTATTAATAGAATGACAGTTACTAGAACAGGTGGTATTGCTTCTGGAGGATTTTTGCAATTTAGTTAATAGATTTGTAAATAAATCAGGGAGAAAAATATATAAAATAAAAACATGGCAGGATTACCACATTATTCAAGTTCGAAAGCTTCGGTTAATAAATTCGAACCCGTTTTCCTTAATCAGTTTGAGGTGACTATTTCACCTCCTGCTGGTGTTATATCAGTTCAAGGAAATCCTGGTAGCGGAAATATTCTTTTAGAGCAGGTGACCAATATTTCAGGTTTACAAGTGGATCAAAATGCTGGTGAGATCACTCAACAGTACAAATTTGCTAAAAGATACTATGCTGGAGCAGCTCCACAAAGAACTGGTTTAGATGTTTCAATATCATTCGAAGTTAACCTTGATGATGACAATTCAATGTATGTTTTTAAAATACTTCGTCAATGGTCTGATTTAATTTATAATCCTATTACAGGAGCAATGGGTCTTAAGAAAGATTACACAGGAAATATTTTAATTAATGTTTTTAATAAACAAGGGGATATTTTCAGAAAGATTAATCTTAAAGATTGTTTCCTTATGTCACCTATAACAGATATGGGATTAAACTATACTCAAGCATCTATTTATAAAATTGATGTACAATGGGCAGTAGATTATTTCGAAGACGTATTTATATAAATATAAAAGAAAATGGCAGGATTACCACATTTTAGCTCAGCAAAAGCAGCAGTTCAATTATACGAACCAGTATATCTTAATCAATTCGAGGTTATTATTCAACCTCCTGTTGGTGTAACTCTTCCTCAAGGAAACGGCGGAAGGTCTTTATTGGTAGAAAATGTACTTTCTGTTTCTGGCTTATCAGTTGATAAAAACCCAGGTGTAATGGAACAAAGGTATAAATTCTCAAGAAGAAGATATGCAGGTGGTGCAGTTGATGATACTGGTGTAAAATTCAGAATTGAATTTGAAACCAATTTGGATGATAACAACAGCAACTACGTATTTAAAACTATGCGTCAGTGGTCAGATTTAATCTATAATCCTTTAACAGGTGCTACTGGTATTAAATCTACATATGCTGGTGGAACTTATGTACTTGTATCAATATTCAATAAAGAAGGCGATGTATTTAGAAGAATTAAATTAGTAAATTGCTTTCCTACAGATCAAATAAAAGCAATGGATTTAGATTATACTAACGGAACAACTCCGTACAAAATAGCACTTTCATTTAGAGCGGATTATTTCGAAGACGTTTTTAACTAAAAAAAATCAAGGGAATATATAAATGGAGACTCAACAAAGTCTCCATTTTTGTTTGATCTTATTTCTTACAAGAATGTCGATATTAAAATAATATGGACGACGATTGTGACTCAGAAACAGAAAAGAAGACTTGCCTCAATCTGCTTAATCCTAGCAACATTTTTCAATCCTTTCGGATTCGATATCCTTTTTGCAGCTTTAATGAAATGGACACATTCCTATTGGCATACTGTCGCAATTTTTTATTTCCTTTCGGGATTGTTATTTGGTCTTTACTTTTTTTTATCGTCTAATAGGAAAAAAAAAGAAAAAAAAGAGTAAAAGAAATATAAGAAAAAAAATATGATTGACAATTTTGACGATGAGCTTCTAAACGAACTCAACAAAAGAGAAGCTAAATCTAAGTTTGAGTATGATTCTCAGTATAATTCTCATCAAAGAATAGAAGAACCAGATCCAGATGTCGAAGACGTAAGAATTCCTGAATGGATACCAAC